GTATCCGAGTAATACCACTCGTCTCCCGCGGCCGAGCGACTGTTGTACGTCGAGAAGCGTGAGGCCAGCTTGTCTGTACTCTCCACACCGCCGATTTTAAAACGATTTTGGCGCGCGTAGTTCTGGGAGGTGGCAATGTAGATCACCTGCGTTTTGTCACGTTTTTGGTCGTCGATGAGCATATCCTTGAGAAGGAGGATGTGCTCTTCGTTGGCTTGAAGTTGGTCTTCTTTGGCTTGTAGCTCAGCTCTGTGCTGCTCGTCTTTGGATTGGAGCTCAGCGTCTTTGGATTGGAGCTCTACGTCTTTGGAATGGAGCTCTAGTTGGAGTTGTTCCATCTTACTACGCGTCTCTTCGACAAAGTAGTTCACGACGATGCGATTACACTTATCGTAGAACTCGATCGACACCCAGGACGCAATGTCCAGAATAAGCTCCTTCGGAACGTAGGTACCGGTTACCTTTTTACTATGTTTGTCTTTGTTGTCACCGGTCACTTCGTATAAAAAGCCGCGGCTCATCAGTGAGCCGCGGCTTTTCTGGTAGTATTCAACCATCTTTTTCGACTTTTCTAAACGTGTCCAATTTTTAAAAAATTTCCCACCTTGTTCACACAACTTGGTAGCGTTAAAGTACCCAGTACTCTTATCGATGACCAACTTAAAGTCTCCAAAGAGACCATAATAAAAAGTACCTTTGATATGCTCGAAGCATATGTCGCATAATGTCAAGTTTTCCATCTTTATTTTCCTCTTATACTTGTGCAAAAATTCATTTTTCGGATTGGTTCCACAACATTGACCTTGCTCCTCGTCTTCAAAAAAGTAGTTCACGACGATACGATTAATCCCACTTTACCTGCAGGAAAAGATAGATTAGGTACAAGAGGAGAATGCTTACGAAAGGGATTTGCGATCGGACAAAAGCAAAAGTATGATCGAGACGGCGGAATTCAACGCCAGCCGGTGTTATTCCAAGACAGGGGATGGTACAAACTTTTCTTCCCGTTTAGAGACTAATCATCAACGCGCGCTTGCGCGCGTGTGTCCAAGTTTAATGACTTAGGGTCATTAAAATGGATTTTTTAAGTTCGATCTGATACCTCACCTAACCCGGCCTGACCGGTTCCGGGCTCTGCATCACCAAAGGCGAAGGGTGCAACCTGCAAATTCTTTTGAAAAAGAATTAGTATATAATAAACATGTTGCGATTTTTACTAATTGGGTTTTTGATCGCAAATTCTTTTCAAAAAGAATTAGTATACTTAAGCGGCGCAATTGGTTCTACACCTTCTTGTGCTAAAGGATCTTGTGGTTTGTGTGGTGTATGGCAAGCTTATCCATGTGTTTCTAAATTACTTGCTGAGGAATCGTTTCCAAACGATACTTTTTTAGAACACCAATTACACCCATTTGCAAAAAAAGAGGAATTTCGACGAATTTTAAATTATGAAAAATGCCCGCTTCAACCTCTATTTGCTAACGAAAAAGACCCCGTTTACACAAAAACAGTATCATACCCTTCGTTTTCAGGTTTTGTAAGTACTCGGTGGGCTGTGTGGTTAATTGTAGATTCCAATACCGGCCTTATGGCCGGCGCCGGATTGCGTTCGCAATCCGGTAGCCAAGTTTGGATGGCAGAGCCATCCGGTGGTACTACCCCACAGCCGTCGCGACGATCCGGCACCGCAACTTTATCAATGATGCTACAAAGCAAAACTGGCTCGCAAGAATGGTGCAATGGACAAGGAGTTATAAATAAATGGTGTAAGTGGTACAATTACACCATTAACGATTGTAATGATGATTATACAACAAGTAGTAAACCGTTGGTTTCAATTTATGCGGTTCCTGATCAGTTAAATACGTTTGGTACGGTACAAAACTTTGATGTGTTATATCAAAATTGCACCAATCGATGTGGTATAGCGAAATTGTCATGTTGCGACTAGCCTACACTGCCGGAGGCAGTGTGGCGATTTTTTAATGACGTATCAACACATGTACTCTAAGTTTAATGGTTTTTAAACCATTAAAATGATCTAACTCTTACTTTTCAAGTTGACGTCTGGACGCATTTCTTCAAAGACCGCTTTCACCACCGACGTCTTTTCTCGCCTATCCTTGGTGACCCTGAGGTCGTCAAACACCTGCTTTTTGGTGATACAAGACTCGTCCAGATTAGCTATGTACTCTCTTAACACCCGCACAAAGTCGCTCGGAGAGCCCGCCTCCAACGTCATGTTGGTCGCCCTTCCATCCTTGGCCAGCGTGGTTATGCTGGCGTACGTGACCTCGCTCGGCGGCGGCACGATCGGTCTCAAATGGTGACGGTTCAGGTTGGAGATAAACTCGGTCAGCTTGGCGTTCACGTCGTCCACCTCGTCACAATAGTGGCGACATAAGTAGTCCACAATGTACTTGATGTTGGTGTAATGCATCACGTAGATCTCTTTGCTCTTCTTGTCCCGAAATCGTCCCACCAAGTCCTTTAAACGGGACTCGATCTGTCTGTAATCGGCGACCAGGAACGTATCCGAGTAATACCACTCGTCTCCCGCGGCCGAGCGACTGTTGTACGTCGAGAAGCGTGAGGCCAGCTTGTCTGTACTCTCCACACCGCCGATTTTAAAACGATTTTGGCGTGCGTAGTTCTGAGAGGTGGCAATGTAGATCACCTGCGTTTTGTCACGTTTTTGGTCGTCGACGAGCATGTCTTTGAGAAGAAGTATGTGCTCTTCGTTGGCTTTGAGTTGGTCTGCTTTGGCTTTGAGCTCGATGTCTTTGGCTTCGAGCTCGATTTGAAGGTGTTCCATCTTGCTCCTCGTCTCTTCAACAAAGTAGTTCACGACGATACGATTACACTTATCGTAGAACTCGATCGACACCCAGGACGCAATGTCCAGAATAAGTTCTTTTGGGACGTAGGTACCAGTAACCTTTCTTCCAATTTTGTCTTTGTTAGCATCTTTGACTTCGTATAAAAAATTGCCGTGGGAATCCCCCCCCCAATTTTTCTGGTAGTATTCGACCATATTCTTCGATTTTTCCAAACGTTTCCACTGTCTATATTCTTTCCCACCCTTTTCACACAACTTGGTTGCGTTAAAATACCCGGTACTTTTATCAATAACCAACTTAAAGTCTCCGAAGAGACCATAATAAAAAGTGTCCTTAATATGTTCGAAGCATATGTCAACAAGTGTTAAGTTTTCCATCTTTATTTTCATCTTACACTCGAATGAAAAATCATTTTCCGGATTGGATGTTACGACGTTCGGTCGAATTAGACGCCACCAACATTTTTTAATGGTTATTATAAAGCATTAAAGATTTATGGTCTTTAGACCATTGTAAGTGGGTCATTGAAGGAGTACTTATTTGGCTTTTTCAACGTATTGTTGGTATTTTTCGGTATTGTTTATTTTAAGTTCGTTCCATCTTTTCCCGCATTCGGCAGTCACTTTTTTAGTGCTCATGTCTGGAAACTCTTTCTTAATGACAGGTCTCTCTTCTTCACAAAAGAGGAAGTAGGAGCTTAGTTTGTTAGGAGTTTTGTTTCGCCGCTTTTCCAACTCTTTCATGTCCAGATATCGTTCCTTGTCTTCGGAAGCTTGTTCATAATATTTAGTTTTCTGCTTAGTTGTCAACTCTCTCCATTTGCTACCCAACAAGGACATTATTTCGTGAGGTTTGCATTCCGGGTTTTCCTGAACTACTTTTTGACGAGCATCTTGACAAAAGAACATGTATGCCGATTTGTTGCGTTTAGGGCCGGGGTTAAGGTTTTTGCCTTTGATACCAAAAACCTCAGATGCCACTTTTTTCTGAAAATCGTTTGATTCCCAATGCTTTTTGAGCTCCACAAAACTCAAATCTTTATGCTCTTCCGAGAATAAAGCTTCCAGAATCACGTTGTTTAAACGCTGCAGTTGCACTTTTTTGTTTTTAGCTGCCATCATACAGAGATATTTTATTAATTACCTATTCAACCTTAAAATCAATAGTAACCATAAAATAAACATTGTGTTATTTGACTTGAAAACACATATCACCGAGGTTTGCCTTCGGGCGGAGGTTGGTTGGTGGGTTGTCTAGAATGATAATGCCTCAAAATGTTGTCTCAACGTATTTTTGACATAGTTTGAGACCGGGCTATACATATATTGTTTCCAATATTCTTGTATAACATTCACAGCCCAAATTTTTTTTTGACGAGACATAACATTTTTAGACAAACCCGTCCAGTTCCAAGGTTTGTCTAGATTGTCGGATACAATCTTCCAAGTAATGTTAGGGTTTACAGACAACATGTTCCAATTCCAGGGTTTGTCCGGATTGTCTTGCACAATGTCCCAAGTGATGTTATGATTTAAAGATAGAGCGTCCCAGTTCCAGGGTTTGTCTGGATTGTATTTGATAACGTCCCAAGTAACGTCCCAAGGGATATTGGGATTAAAAGACAATTTTGCCCAATCCCACGCTTTGTCTAGATTGTCTCGAACGAATTCCCAAGATACACAAAGGTTTCTCGAGACAGCGTTCCAATAATCCCATGGCTTGTTTGAATTCTCTCGAACAATGTCCAAAGTCATGTTAGGGTTCTTAGACAACGCTTCCCAATCCCACGGTTTGTCTAGATTGTCCGAGACAATCTCCCAAGTAACATTAGGATTTAAAGACACTCCACACCAGATCCAAGGTTTGTCTGGATTGTCTCGGATAATCTCCCAAGTGATGTTAGGATTCATAGATATCATTCCCCAATGCCATGGATTATTTAGATTGTTTTGAATAATATCCCAAGTGATGTTAGGATTTCGAGACAGCATAATCCAATCCCATGGTTTATTTGGATTGTTTTGAACAATGTCCCAAGTGACACTGGAATCTTGAGATAGAGCGATCCAAGTGATCTGGCAGGTCCACTGTTTGTCTGGATTGTCTCGGACAATGTCCCAAGTGATGTTGGGATGTACAAAAGCCCGCGCGTCCCAAGCCCACAGTTTGTCCGGATTGTCTCGGACAATCTCCCATGTGATGTTAGGGTTGAGAGACAATTCGTCCCAGTTCCAGGGTTTGTCCACATTGTCTTGGACAATGTCCCAAGTGATGTTGCGGTTTTTAGACAACATTTCCCAAATCCATGGTTTGTCTGGATTGTCTCGCACAATCTCCCAAGTAATGTTAGGATTTACAGACAACATACCCCAATCCCACGATTTGTCTGGATTCTCCAAGACAACGTCCCAAGTAATGTTAGGATTTAAAGACAACATACTCCAATCCCACGGTTTGTCCGGGTTATCTCTTATAAATTCAAAGTATAATTTCGAGTAAACCATTTATTTATTTACACTTACCTTTCAACCAAAAGACAAAAACAATATAATGGACATTGTCCATTACCCAACCTAACAGTCTTAACAAATTTACTTCAATCATTGACCCTTACTTACCTTCATCACAAGGTTAGGTTCTATTGATAATCCGGCAGCCTCACCTCAGATGAGTAAGGCCGATGAGGGTGTGTGTTCGATCATTTATAAAATAAATGACTTTAAAAGATGAACTAGAACAACTTATGTTTTTCAGAGACAAAATCAAAGAATATCGAAGACTGGAAGAAGAGTCCAAAACACGGATCGTTCAGTATTTAAAAAACCACAACCAAGAAGGCGTCATCTTCAAACATAACAATAAACAGATCAGCCTCATGGTCACATCAACAACCCCTCGAAAAAATGTTGCTTATAAAGATAAAGAACAAAAGGTCGTCTCCATCCTAACAAACGCAGGTCTTCATAATGCTAAAGTAGCAACTCAAGACATCTTAAAAGGTCTGAAAGAAATGACCTTGACTGACAAACCAAGAAGGGATAGACTAGCGTTCAAGACCACCGGACGCACACCCTGATCGCCAACGATACTTTAATGGACAATGTTCATTAAAGTTACCCTTTTTAAAATTTGATGTTCTTCTTAAACTCGTTCGCCACTTTTTTAGTAATCGACCACAACCCCATTTTGGCGAACTTGACGTTGTGGTGGTCCGCCAGATACACCTCAAAGTCCCTCCTACGCATCGGCTCTTCTCCGTTCAACACGCTGAACTCCTCAAACACGCTCCGCACAAAGTCCACCTTCTCCATCTCCCCCATCTCGTCAAAGTCCATAAGTTGCACCGAGACCACCTGGCCGTTTCTAATCTTGCGGAACTCAGCGCCATTAAGCAAAATGGGTTCCGGCACCCTCGGTTCCTTACAAAGAGTGTCCTTCACTAACGTGTCGAAGAGGGACTTGTGATACGTCACCTCCTCGTCGAACCGGTCGGCGAGGTATTCTACGAGCGGTTGAACCGAGTCGTAATGCAGATTATACATCTCATTCGTGTCGATGTGGTCACCGATGATGCGTTTGATCCTCTGTTCGAGGTGTTGGTAGTCTGTTGTCTCGGCGAGATAGGCAAAGTACATCTTGTCTCCGAGTGGTCGCCCGGTATTGTATGTGGAGAGGCGTCCTCGAAGGAGTGAACGGGACTTTACACCGCCAATCTTGAAGCGGTTTTGCTTTGCGTACGTCTTTGTGGTCGCGATGTATATGATCTGGTCCTTTTGTTTAGACTTCATCACGGTCACAATGTCTCGGAGCTTGTTCGTGAAGCGCTCCTGCAACTCGCGCTCACGTTGTTCATGTGCTAGTTGGACTTGGAGCTCTTCCTGCTCTCTCTTGAGTTCCTCTTGTTCTCGGACAAAATAAGGGAATATAAACCACTCTCGTTAATGTACACTGCTTTACCTGTACGATAAGTTAATGGTTCAAATGAACCCAACAAATTGGGATGATCTGTCCATCCCAATTTGTTGGGTTCATTAGACCTTAAATCGTGTAATGGTTGTTTATCTTCATGTTCAACAAGTTTTTGTAAAGCGTCTTTTGGATTTCGATATCCCAATACATTACACACGTCCTTTCCACAAAAGTATGGATCGTCGATCGTCCCACTTAGCTTAATGTGATGTTCGATGCCGCCGATCGTAATCGTCATATACTCTCGGCACTTAGTTAAGTCGATTAATGCGTTCATTTATTAACAAGCAAAAATAAAATTGACTACCTCTCAGGTCGCACGGTGGGGCGCCTTTGTTGGTACTCCGATACGACCGGAAGTTCGGTGCCGGATGCTAAAAAAATGAAACTTTCTGTCTAGATTAAGTTAAAAAAATAAAGATGGGGATTAAAGGCATGAGTCAATTTTTAAAAAAATACAATGTTCGTGAAACTGTTGATATAGCATACCTTCGATACAAAAAAGTTGCAATCGATACTCCTATGTACTTCTACAAATTCAAAAGCGTGTGTGACCCCCAATCTCTCGATTGGTTATGTCACTTTGCCAATTTGACCTCGTTTTTACGCAGACACGATATTCATCCCGTGTTTGTGTTTGAAGGTAAAGCACCCGTTGAAAAAGCAGGCGTTCAGGAAGAAAGACGACAGCAACGACAAAAGTATGCCTCTAAAACCGACAACATCGAACGTGATCTAGAGAAGTACTTGGAAGATGGCACATTGACAGACTTGCTTCATCAAGTCGCAACATCAAAGAGAGCAAAAAACTCTCTTCTTCCGCGGAAACGACTCTTGGTTAGATCATCCACGTCCGGTCGGATTGCTTCGCTCTCCACCGCCGAAGGTGAGGGTGAAGAGCGATGTACCGGCGTTGTGGACAGTTCTCTGGTATATCTTGTCCAAGAAGAGATAAAACATCGGAGAAAGTACGATGTGACCATTACATCAGAGTGTGTGAAGAAATTGAAGGAGTTGTTGGAGTTGTTGGGCGTGTGCTACATTCAGAGCGATGGCGAGGCCGAGAGAGACTGTGTGTCTCTATTTTACAAAGGATTGGTTGACTACATCATCACTGAAGACACTGACGTATTGGCGTACAATGCTACTGCGTACAATGCTACTCTCAACCCCCGAAGGGGGTCTGATGGTAATAAGCCATTAAGCGGTGCAAAAACCGTACCGGATTGCGAACGCACTCCGGTACACCGGCCTTCGGCCGGTTTAGACTCGCCTTCGGCGAGTGTACGAGAAAAATGTGAAATTAAAAGAGATCTTGTGGTTATATTGGATTTATGTACCGATGATCTTACATTTGTCCAAATTTCTAAACAAAACGTGCTCAACGTACTCGGACTATCAGCCGACACATTTACAGACTTTTGCATCATGTGTGGGACCGACTATAACAAAAACATATTTCGAGTAGGCATCGAAACATCCTTCAAACTTCTGACCAAACACCACTTTATCGAAAATGTTCCCTTAGACACCGCTATACTCAACCATCACAGAGTTAGACAACTGTTCACCATTCAAACCGACTCAGAGACCAAGTTCCAAAACAAAGATGTAAAATGGTGTCGTTTACCGTCGTCCGATTTCGTAGACAATATGGCCGTATTCAAGTTTACCTACGGCATCCGAAACATCAACGTAACGCAAGTCCTCCAAGATCTTGGAGGACTTGGAATAAACATATAATTAATCGTCGTTCTTTAATGGACATTGTCCATTAAATTTAATCGAAAAACGAAGCCCTGCTCTCCCTCTCAAAGTCCATCAGACACCGCTTACCTCCGGTGAACCAACCGGCTGAAGGACGCAATCTGTGAAAAATGAAATTGGAAGGCGAGTTAAAGCAAAAATAAATGCTCGGGTATGTATACATTATCACTTCCAACAACTACCAACAAAAATCAATCTACAAAATAGGCTTTTCGACTAATCTCGTTAAGAGACTGAAACTATTTAACGCCACTCGTATGGACGACGACCTATTCTATTGCGTGCGCCACTGGAGAACAGTCCACTACTCAAAACTTGAGGCATTCCTACATTCACAACTTCAACAATATCGAAAGAAAAACGAATTTTTTAAAGTTTCTCTTAACCTTATAGAAGATGCAGTGGCAGAATTTACCAAAGTGAACGGTCCACAATTTTTTTACGACGATGTCATTCTTATCAAAAAAGAATTATTTGAGGTACAATACAATCCTTTTAAAAAAATATTTTTATATTACGACCCTGGCGAAAGTCGGGGAAGTAGTCGGATTCGCTACGTAGACGACGTGGGAATGCGCAACGTAGTCGCCGAATGGTTGTCGTGCGTAGATGTTTACGGATTGCTAAAGTACACAGCCGACCACGTACTCGACAGGTTGGTGGATCTGCTGCGAGCGCACAGCGACCAGTCCAACGATCTGGGCGACGACCTTGTAGATGGGTTTTGTAGACTAAGACTCTGATTTTAATGATTAAAACAATCATTAAAATTCATTATGTGTTTTGGATAAACACTGCGTTCGCAATCCGGCGCCGGCAATAAGGCCGGTATTGTAACCGACTTAAAGTCGTCGATAGTTCCGCTTCGGCAGTGAGGTGAGAATGTGTTAAAATGTGTATGTTTCGATAATGTTGAGATTGGGGGGATTTTCCAGATACTGTCGAAACAATCTGTGGATCGTATAATTCGCCAAAAACATGTCTACGCGATCCAATGGCCAAGCATCTTTAAGCTTAAGGGTGTAGTAATCTTTAAAAAGTTCAATAATATTTGAACTGACTTTCATAGGTCGGTGTTGTCCAGGTTGTATGGTTCTTTTTCCTCCAACGAATGTATATATGACATCCATGATGTCGTAGTGAAAGTGGAAGACGGGGAATCGGGCCGTGTCGCGTAAATCGACTGCAATGGAGGGTTTGGAATCGAAGTTTTCATAAAACTGGTTCCACGTTCCCCCTCCAAACAGTCGAGGAGGTACTATGGGGGTTATGGCTCCGCTTTTCCCGACTTGAGGGTATACTCTAGTAGTGAACGGCTCCAAGCGCACAACACCATCCCTTTCCTTAACAACCATGGCTTGACGGCGGCCGAGGTTTTTGCCTCCAAATCCCGGTTTGTACGCCGTTGATACTCCAAAGTCGTTTAGTGCAACGAGGTAACCGAGGTTAGGTACGTAGTACGTTTTTCCGTCGATGATGTATGTCCAGTATCCTCCAGAGGGGATAGTTTTGACGAGTATGTTTTCCTTCTTGATATCGGCGTGGAATAAGCCGTATTTCAGTTGAATACTGCTTACACCTGCGAGAATCTGAAATAAGGTGGATAAAACGACTTGATCGGATAGGTCGGTCAATTTATCTAGAGTGGAGTCAAACAACTCCACAACTGTTTCCGAGCATTGGGTTTTGACCTGCGCCTTGTCTCCCACCGAACATTTGTCACAAAAAAAGATGGAGTGTGTGTACGTGAAGTTGGGACAAATTCTATCGTCGAGCAGATCGTTGATAAGTTTGTTGAACAGGTATTCGATTGGATATCTCTTCTGCATGGCATTTCTAAATTCCGAGTAACTTATACGCCCTTCCTTAACAGCCACTTCGACCTTAGAAATTCGATGCGTTGGCGACGGTACATCTACTTTGTACACATTTCCAAAAGAACCATATCCCAATAGCTTTGATCCCGTCACGTATTTCAGAAGACTTTGACTATTGGTCATACACGCTTTCCCATCCGCTATTGCAATAGACTCGAAATACGATTTTACAATCCCTCCTATAACTCGTCTTTCTGAAATAGTACTTTGACCCATTTCATGGGTCAGTGAGCTGGGTGAGACCGCATCAGATTCATCAGACGTTAAGAGCGATGTGTCGTGTTCAAGTGTGGGTTGAAGAGAAGAGTCGTCAAGTGTGGGTTGAAGTGAAGAATTTTCTCTTTTTTCAAGAACTTTGTATAGATCTCCATGTTGTTCCTTCAACCATCTGATGCATATTTCGTTTAAATTGACAATTCCTTCGGTCGGTTTAGCCCCACTTCCGGGCTTTGCCGGGTTGAGATTTCTTTTTTTTAAACAGTTGTTGTCCAATTCTTTGAATTTTGGGCCGCTACGTTTAATTTGTCGACCTGTTAATGGATTTACAGGATTGCTCTTCAAACGCGTTTGCATCCACTCGTTACACTTTTTCGTATTCATTTATTACCTCCACTACCGGCCTTATGGCCGGCGCCGGATTGCGTTCGCAATCCGGTATCCTTAGAAGCCAGTGCACATTACCTTATTTTGTTGAGGAGACAAAGACGCGTGTATCGGATGATGTCATACGAGTCGATGCTAGTGTATAACTGCCCTTCTAGTTCTGCGACGACTTCGATGGCGGTGTCGAAAGAATTTTGGTCAATGTTTAATGTACTGTAGTCTGAGTTTCTGGCAACCATATACCCGACTACAAAAGCAGATGGGTTTTTGTATTGCCAATCGGGTACTTTACTTTCTACTTGGTTTAAAACATGTGCAATATCGACGGTTGTAAATGTTTCTCCGAGCTCTAGATCTGAAATGAGTTTGAGTGTAGCGGCTGCGATGAGTTTAAATTTTTCGTTCAAAGTGTATCCACTTTTTCTTAGATTAATGACGCCTCCTAACCCAAGACCAATATCGGCTCCGCCCATTCGTTGCCAAATGTTTCTTTCAGCGAGAAATTCAGGTTGATTGTCGAAAATGTCATCGTCGTCATCATCGTAGTCCATTTATTTCCTCCCACATCGCCACTCTGCACATCGCCACTCTGCACATCCCACTCTGCA